TTTAGCTGTGCTGCGGTCTGTCCTATCATCTTGCGTTCCACCATCAATCCACGCAGTTCCTCGGTGACGAACTTGTCCTTGACGAACAGATTGCTAGGATCAATCTTCTTGTTGTTAGGAAACAACAGATCCAGATAATCAATCACCAATGCATCGGGCCTCTTACCTGTCTCAATTTCATAGTTTTTGAGATATGCCTTGATGTCATTGCAGGTGCTTCCCTGTGGCATTTGTTTAACATGCATGCTGCCACTCTTGTTGCCCGTTTGCTTGACCCGTATTTCAACCTCATCAAGCTTGCGAAACACCTCCTTCGTTCCAACACCACTGATCATGCTATCCATGCGCATTGCACATAGTTCCTCGCTGAGCTCAAGCGTGATGTAGACCACGTTCAATCCTTGCTTGGCAAAATTGATAGCAATGTTTTGTAGAAATAGGCTTTTACCTACACCGGAACCTGCACACCATATGGTGATCTCTCCCCTATTGACCCCTCCGTAGAGTTTTTCGTCAACGCTCTTCCATCCTGTGCTAACCTGCCCATTGTTGTCCTTGATCTTCATCAACCGTTCTCGAGGATTGGAAAAATAGTTGGTACCAATATCACTCTGCAGGCTGATCAGTATTGCCTCTCGTACCCTTTTTTCTACTTCACCATAATTACCTTGCTCGATCAACTCTACCGCGGTCAACACCGCATCAGCTAGTGCCCTGTTCTTGCAGAACTCCTCGATTTCGTCAAGGAATGAATCCTGATGCTGTATCGAGATGTTCTCTATTGGAGAGAATACAAGACCTGTGGACGCATTAAGCTGTTCAAATTTCGGTAATACTCGATAGTCCTCAACATGCTTGAGTATGAACCGCATTGCCGGCCTGAGTTTATTAACGAAATACTTGGCATTAAGGATGTTTTGGCAGCGTGAAAATATCTCGTCGCTGCTCATCAATACGGATATCAACAGTTTCTGTTGATCCTCATTATATTCCTTGATATCTTCTGGTTCTCGAGCCATGTTCACCCTTTCATTAGTTGTCGTTTATAGCCAATTTGCAACTGGCTTTTTGTTCTTGATCTCAATATGCTATCCAGCGTATAAAGACGTCCGTATCGCATGGATGCGTCGGCTGCATCTTTTATTTTTGGCTCCCACTCAGGAAAACTCACCGACCATCCCTGTTCAAGAGAAATATCAATGAGACCTTGGTTCTTGGGTTGCCGGTCGGGCACCACTATTTTTTCCTGATCGGTGGAATTTAGCCATGCTATTTGATTGCGGTTCAGTTCACTACCAAGAGCAGCCACACAATCCAGCGCAATGGCATCAAAGGGTCCTTCAACGATCAATAGATATTTTCTGCGTTGATGACCGATCACATCTGCATTAAACAGATATCCACCTGGCAAATCACTATTGAAATACTTAGGAACATCCTTTGGCGGGGTTCCTGCATATCTACCCGTCCATCCAACAATACGTCCTTGATGATAGAATGGTATGATGATACGTTTGTTCATGTCCCATTTAGTGCTAGGAGACCAATGATAATCCCACCCTGATACCACTGCCCGTCCCCGTCCTGCTAGATATCCTGCGCATTCTAACAGGTCTTCTGAAGGGTCGTCTGACATCAGGGCGTCGGATATTGGTCTTGCATGTTTTGGAAGTTCAACATCAGGGAATGCATCCGGTTTAAAAAACTCGGGTGTTTCCATGTGATCAAGTTCACCGGAGAGTTTTTTGCTCAATATCTCCAGCTTGGCTTCTTGTATCCTGTGTTTTGGTACCCCAAGATAATCTAGCCACGTTTCAAAATTATGTCCAATTTCGTTACCTGCATACTTGGTCTTAAAACCACAGTTGTAACAGTTGACCACAATGGATCCATCCGCCGCAAATAACAGATTTCCACGGGTTCTAGTGTCGTGGTTGTGTCCTCTGTGATGGCAGCATGGTGCGTTGAACACCACCCATCCTTTTGATGTTTGCCGCCTCTTTGCTGGCAGATAATCTTGTACGAGTTGATGCAACAATAGGACCATGTAACATGTTACACTGCAATGCCAAGGTGTATCAAGAAGTCATGCTAACTCTTATAGAGTATCCTGTTAAAGGATCCGGTGTTACGTGGATCGTTTCTATAAAACATTCGGACCCAGTAATAATTGCCGGTGAAATTGAATACCTTGATGCCCGGCGAAAGATCTTTCGTGTAGGTGAACTTACCATCACCACTAGCAAGTGATATGTTGAACCAATCCTCTTGATTAGGAGATTGATTAATGAGGCTACCTTGTATCCAAAAATCACCAGTCCAGTTATTTGAGGTATAAACGACCACGGTATGCATGCCATTTGCACGGTTGTCCTGTGCATCACCAGGAAGTGCTCCTGTTGACCAGGTATTTTCATATTGTCCATGCGGATATGGTGTGAATTTGTTGGCCGGTAGATCATGTGCGGGCGCAAGCGAAACGCTCATGCCTTCAATCAGTTCAAAGGTACCAAACGTGCTGCGATTAACATCAGTGTAAAGGAATTCTTTCTTACCGGTAACATCAGTAAGACGTATGGTATATCTATAGAATCCTGCATACCAATCAATAATGTCGCTATCAAGCAGGGTAAGGCGAGCCTTTCCCGCCCGGTCATCAGTTGCCTGTACTGGTTTATCAAGAAGGATTTCGGGTTGCTCAACCCGCTGTATCAAGGCATTTATTTGATAACCAACTAGATTCACCGGCTTGCGATCGTTGTTCCTCACCACAAAATCTATGGTGTTGGTAGCTCCCTTGTATATCTTCGTGTTGTACTGTATCATCGGACCGTTTATGTTCGGGACATTCCTGTCAGTCTGCCAGAGTTGCACATATTCTTTGAATTGGAATAGTACCTGGTCTGCCATGTTCTGCCATTTTCCTCGCTTGTCCTATTTACCTATAAATATCACCAACATTGAACTGGACAATCATGACACCGGAAACATACAAGATATTACAGGAAAAGTTCCCGTTCCTCACCCTTATACGATATCTTAATTCAGAATACATAGGGATTATGCAGAACTCAGACGCTAGCTTTGTTAGCCTTTACGTTCTTAATGCAGGCGTCGATCATGGAACGAAGAAGGAATTCTTGCTCTGCGGCGAGGTATGGTGGTGGGAGAGTAATCGATCAATTCCCATTAATCTCTTCATTCGAGAGAGATTCAAACCATTCAAGCCGTGGCTAAAGACCTTTGCTAAAAAAGAGACCGTCATCATAGAAGGACCAACGGTTAATATGATGGACCTCATCAATCGTAAATTGAAGAGGCGCACCATACAATTGGTCAAGGGTCCTTAACCGGGTGTATTTTCAATCCTAATGGTTTGTATCTTACCATTGATCTTGCATGCCATCCAAAACTCGTTGTCAGGATACTGATCATTCACGAGATAGGGTATTCCATGCAGGCTCAGATAGGTATGCAACGATGCCTTGGTGAGATCGTCCCATTGTTCAAACAGGACGATCGCCTTGATATTATTTTCAATTCTTGCTAGATCGTGATCATTCATTTAAATCATTTACCAAGAGTGGTCACGGTTGTCTTGATGGTGATCTTACCGTCCTTGCCGACCTTCACCTTTGGCTTCCGGCGTGCATCCACCTTGGCTTCCTTCTCGAGCGCATCGCTCCATTTCTGCCATGTGGATACCTGTGACCAGGCAAACAGGGCAGCATCACTCTGATCGGCAAAACGCACCAGCGAGGTCACGATCTTGTTATTTTCATCGGTATCATCGAGCACTGCCGTAAGGTTAAACTTACCATCAACGTTGTGCAAGGAATTAAATGTCGACGACCAATCCGACTGCTTGATACCAGGGCTGCGGAACAAGTAACCCGTCTTGATCTTTGTATCGTGATTGCGTAGAGGATCTTGCGGTCCAAAACCCTCCGTTATGATTTCATTGTACGTTCCATCCTTGCTGGATAGCGTGATGGTGGTACCAAACATGTTTGTTTGGCGGGTGAACTTGAGCTGCTTGTTAGCCATGATGATCTCCTGTTTGTTTTATTTTACATGGCAAGAATCGGTTGTCAAGCTGATGCCTGTTCAACCAACAGATTAGCATGTACCTTTACCAACATGGCATATCCGTGTGCATGCGCTTTCTTGAACGAATATGCAACATCCCCGGTATCCGTCCATATCTCATTAGAAATCGACGAAAATCCGGTACGTTGGCATTTTTGCTCAAGGTGTCGTTTGCCGGGACGGATCAGTGCCAGGATCATGGCAATATCACCTATTGATGCGGGTTTTAATCTGGCCACCATGTCGGCATGGTTTCCAAGATGTATCAGCTGTGATGTGAACTCAGGATATTCAAGCAATCTCCAATCAAGATCCCTTTCCATGAGATCAATCAGATGACGCTCATCCTTGACCTGTTCATATATCCCGACATTAAGCAAGTCAATCTTGAACCATCCTGCATTTTCCGCCGAGATGTATTCCATGCTCGATAACCCAGTCAATGGATCCACAGGAACGGCATGGAAATAAACACCGGTATTATGTTTTTCAAGCTTGCCGTTTCGAAATATGCTCGACGGAATATGGTCGAGACCGATCAGGGCCCGATTCCTATCGGGAAAATCTATGTCAATGTCTCCAACGAGACGGCGCATCTTACTCGTAGCTCACTTTCTTGTCAAGCTCGTTGATCACCTGAGACATGGTCCTGCCGGTGTTTCTCAGCAGATCGTTAGCACTCCTAAGATCGTTTTCGAGCCGTACTATCCTTGATTGCATCTCCGTGATCTTTCTCTCAAGATTTAATACCAGCAACGGGTTGATCAACAGCAGTTTTTCTCCATTGATGTTGACTTCTTTCACCTTGCCATTACCACTAATGTTCATGGCAAATGATGGTGTTGCCGGGGAACCGTTATCGTCTTCATCCTGGTACATCGTACCGATCATTTCATCTTCCATTTTTACATCCCATTGGTTTGTAGCGTTGTGCGTATAAAATCGCAGCTATCCTTGTTTTTGTTGAATCGTATCTTCCATGGCGCTAGCGGTGCGTATGTCTTGATCATTCCTATCTGCTCCGGCGTGCATCTTTCAAAGAGATCCATTGCACTATCAACATTATATAGCAGCCAAGGAGATATACGTCCACTCTTGATCCAGGTAACGGCCTGGTTGGTGTTGACTTTCCTAAAGAACTCATTCCAGGGTTCACCGGTTTGCATGCTCCATTCATTCATCAGCATGATGTTTCGTTCAAGGGCATCCTCGGCGCTTTCCTGCCTGGTAAGCTCTCGTACATATTGTTCATAAACAAAATCGTGCGTCCATTTGTCTATAGGAAGATTGTTCTTAATGACATAATCAATGAACTTGGACGGCTCTATCGCGTTGAGATCTCTGATGTGACGACCAAATTTGACGAATCCAAGATAATATTGGCTGTCTATGAAATTACGATAGCTATTCTTGAACTCTTTTTTCTTACCAAAGCTATTGAGCTCATAAAATCTGCTCCAAGCCATGAACCCAAGACGGGCATGTGGTTCGTCCCGCTGGAACCAACGTCTCTTTTTCTCGCAACTATGATTGACAAGGTTTACTTCCTTGACAAACACCCTGTTGCAAAATTCACAGGAAAATTTCTCCGTCATCCTGAAAGTTTTTTCCAGTCATTGATCAGTGTTTTGGCCACGGAATCAGTGACACCGCTTTCTTTGACGAATTTTGCCCAGCTTTTGTTATCATACTGGGATTTCAATATCGCGATTTCGTCGTCATTAAGAGACGGATAGAGCTCAATCAACCATTCGTCCACCTTGTTGCTTCTGCGACTCTTCTTGGTTGGCATCCATGGTCGATATTGCTTGCCACCAATTCCTGCCAAGCAAAGGAGCAGATGTTGCAATTCGGGATGTTTGCTGAGCTCCCAGAATCCGATGTTAACCAGGTCGTTGGTGGCAATGACCGAATATGCTGCGTTCTTGTTTTGATCAGTCAGAGAACTCATGTATCTCATAAGAACAACGGCGGCATATCCTTTCCGCTCTTCGTCACTGAGCCTGGAATAGAACCCTTTGTCCTGCCTATCTAGGGCCTGTAGGACCGACATGAGATCAAGCTTGTATTGTTTTTTCGCTGCCATATTGAAACTCCTCGGTAAGCATATTGTTGCTGCAAAACACGAAAATCGCAAGAGCGTGCAATGTGAGAAACGATATCAGCATTATGAATGCCAACTCTGTGAAAAATCGGTAAATAACATAGCACGCTCATACAGAGTTTATGCGGATCCCACCGCGTAGCCCTAGAACGGCATTATAAGGAGAAACCAATGGGACGCCCTATTAACAAGAAATACATCGGAAATACCAGCACAACCGGTCAGCAGATACAGTCTACCGCGTACATACCGGGTGACATCGGCACCAGCACCGCATACATCAGCGCCCA